TGGAGCTTCTACTAAATGCTGTTGTTGATCTGGTAAACGTCCAATCTTTAAGGTATCACCTTTCTTAACTGTTTCAATAATTTCTCTATCAATAACATCAGCAGCACCACTTCCTTTATAGAAGATTACCTTGGAAGTATCATCTTTCTTCGGTGCTTCTGTGAAAGTAACTATACTACCACCATCAAATTTATATCCTTTACCAGGAACTTGAAGGATGTCATTAATCCAAATAAGAAGAACATCTTGAACATTAATTTGAGATCCTTTACGTGAACGAATTGAAATCAAATCTCCACCATTTTCAGTTAATTGGAAAGTAGTTGTATCACCATCAAAATCATCATCCCAATTATCGAGTACTTGAAGAAGTCCAACAGACCATCCAGTAAATTCATCATTAAAGGTTTCTGTTATTTCAACAAGGAATTCTTCATAAGAAGAAGTAGTTGGAATACCGGTTGTTCCACCAATAGGAACAGTAAGGAATTCGCCATTTCCATAACCATATCCTGTTTCATCAACTCTAAAATTAACAATACTGGATCCTTGTCCTACCACTACATCAATAGTAGCAGCAGTTCCAATTCCACTATAACCAGAAGCATATTGTAGAGTCATATTGGAATAAGAAGTAGGATCGTCAAATACCACATCCATTGATCTCTGTAAAGATCCACCTCTTGCATAGAAGTGTTCTAATGTCGAAACTCCTGTATTAATCTCAAAAGTCTTATTATCCAAAACTCTTAAAACAGTGGTTCCCCCCGAAGCAGGATCAGTCTTACTTGCAGAGAAGTTATTTGCCCTAGGAGCCATAATTGCTCCCTGAACAGAACCTAATCCCACATAATAAGATGGAACAGTAGAGATACCAATATTAACTTCAAATTCAGTAGTACTATTAATAGCAGTAATATCTACACCACTATAAGTAGGATCGGGTTTTCTAGGATACCTATGAGTTGTAATTCCACCATCCTTAGCACAAGTAAATTTAAGAGATTCAGTAGCAATTTTAATACTATTTCCCTGACTCAGACCATGATCACCAATTGTCATCGTCATGATACCAGTGCTAGGACTATAATCTGCAGCAGTTACATCATACTTGATTATAGTAGAGACACCTACATTTAAAGTAATAGTATTAGCACTAACAGTAGTAATTCCTAAGCAGGTACTAAATCCAGGATCACTATATCGTGGATAAGTATGCAGAGTCGCATAATCATCCATGGAACATCTAAAGGTTAAACTATCTTGTTCAACCTTCACAGATTCTCCCATCTTATGAAGTCCGCCAGCAGAAGCAGATACAAATGTATGAATTCCAGTGTAAGAAGAAGGAATAGTATCTAACACTTGAACTTCAAATGAGGTGCTACCTATACCTGAAATAGATCTCCACTTTCCACTAAATGGATCGGTAGTACTTCCTGAACCAGATCTTGGATATGTCTTATTAGCAGTATGTCCATCTAATGCACAAGTGAAGGTTAATGAATCATTATCAAAACGAACTTTATCTCCACTAGAGAATGAATTTGCAGTACCAACAAAGACCGTCATAATACCTGATACAGGATTATACTGAGCAGCAGTTACTGTGTGAGTACTTGGTCCAGTAAGACTATGATTACCAATAGTTAAAGCCAGTTGTCCACTAGATGCAGTATAACTAGCATCTGAAACATTATAGTAAGATAATGGAGATGAACCCACATTAACAGTAATAGTTGAACTTCCTACCCCAGTAATTGCTGTAACTCCCATTCCTGTAATAGGATCACTGGAACGAGGATATGCATGAGCACTTGTATTTGAATCTAATGAACAAGTAAAGACTATGGCATTTGTAGAGAATCCTACAGTATCATCTGTGGTGTACGTATGACCTGCTCCAACCGTCAATACTAAATCACCAGTTGATGCATCATAAGAAGCAGCAGTAGGAGTGGTAGTACCTATTCCTGTTACCGTAACTCCACCACCAACAGCACTTACAAAAGTATGAGTGTAATTACCACCAGTAACTACGGCACTGCTTGCTGCACTTACAAATTGATGAGTGTAGTCCCCACCTGTAATTACTGCACTGGTTCCTACACCAACGAATGTATGAGCAAATTGATCAGCAGGACCACCATAACCAACATTAACGGTAATCTTTCCATCATTAAGGGTAATACCATTTGTAGTCGATCCTACAAAAGTATGAGTACTTGTATTAGTTGAAGGTGTTACACTTAGAACTTGGATTCTAAAAGTATTAGTAGTCTTATTAGAAATCTCTACCCATTGTCCAGCAATTGGATCTGTCTCTCGTGGATAAGTATGAGTTGTTTCATTATCATCTTTCGCACAAGTAAAGGATAATGAATTAAGTGCTAATTTAACCTTATCACCATTAGATAAACCATGAGAAGGGACTGTAAGCGTCATAACACCTGTGGTAGGGTTATATGAGGCATTTGTTACTGTACTCTTAGTTCCGTCTCCTGTAATAGCAACTGCGGTATCATATGCTAAGTCTTGACCTCGTGGATAATAATGAGTAGATTCTCCATTATCTAAACCACAAGTAAATGCAAGTCCAGTAAAGATAACACGACTTGTTTTGCCAGTAGTATTATATCCATGAGGACTAGCAGTTGTAACTGTCATAATACCCGTAGCGGTATTATATCCTACGGCACTAATACCCAAACGTGGTGAATATGCACAAGTGAATGCAATACCAGAAAGATCTATCTCATCTCCTAATGATAATTCATGAGGAAGATGAGTAGTAACTGTTGTAAGACCTTGAGCAGTGCTATAACCTACATGGGCAATACTCTTTGCCTTAGAGAATACATAAGGGTTAGTTACAGCAACACCAGTTATGTAACCATCACTAATTGCAGCAGTACCAATAGCAACAATATTTGTTCCTGTTAAACTTTCTTGTTGAATGGAAACATTAACTGTTTGAATACCTGATCTATATCCAGAACCAGTATATCCAAGACTAATAGAACTGACAGTACCAGCAGTGGAAACAATTGCCGTTCCACCCGCTGCCACTAGTGGTTGATATCCAAATCCTTCACTAGATCCAACACTAACAATAACTCCACCCATTGGAAGATTTGAACCGCCTGGATCTGAAGCAATAGAAGTCGCAGTTCCAGTAAAGGTTATAGAAGAAATGCCAGCACTTTCTGCAATAGTATACTGATAAGTACTTCCATTGGCCTGGAAAATATCATTAACAAGAATGATAGAATCAGTTTGAATACCTGTTACATTTGCACCATTAGATTCTAAGGTAAAGGTATTATTAATTCCGTTAAATTGATTAGAAAGACTGTCAAATATATAATTCTCTGTATAGGATTCATTACTACCCCCAGTCTCACCTGAACGCATAAAGGTTCTTCCTTGGAAATGAGATCCAGTTGATATTCCAACCCAATCCCTATCATCAGGTGGATTGGTAGTACTACTTATAGGAACATTCCCATAAGGTGCCTCAGTGAACGTTAGAAGGTTGTTAACGATGTTATAGTTACCAATAACCTTAGTTACTAGTGCATCGGTAGCATGACCCACCAGGGTCGTTCCTAACCACTCTCTACGCACTCTAATTTTATTGGTGCTACCAATACCAACTCCTTCAATTTTCATAATCTCATCATCAATCTTAATGAGATCGGCACCAAAGAATGAGGTTATTCCACTAAATTCTGCAATATTCTGAACTCCCAAAAGTTCATTAGAAAGAGTAGTTGTAACAGCAGTAGAGACAACAGGTGACTGAATGATATTATCCAGTGCCATCAATACTTTTTGATTCTGTTTCTGAGAAATAAATCTATGAGAAGTACCAATACCCACGCTGGTAATATCTACTGTCTCTGGTACAATCTTTAATGCTTTTTCTGCTGTTTCAGCAATCTTAATAGTATCATCATTAACTTTAACAACGAATACTTCTGAAGGTAAGAAGGTCGTTGTACCCACTCCAACAAATCCGTCAGTGGATGCTATTCCGATACCAGAATTAGAAGTTCCTACATGATTATAAGTAATTTTCTCACCAGTAACCCAGAAGTGATTAGGTACTGTAATAGTATTATCAGCCGTGTCTACTAGTCCACCATCATTTGCTAAGAAATATCTTTCAAAGATATTATAGTTCTTATGTGTTAAATTGAATGATCTCTTAATATCTCTTTCAGTACCAGTATAAGTCTCAAATCCACTTTCGATAGTTGCATTAGTAAAGTCAATTTCATCCTTAGATGCAACAACATTCTTTAATGCATTCATATAAGTCTTAACTTCTACCGCAATACTTGCATTAGGTTGGAAGTATAAAGAAACCGTTCCTAAACCACTAATTCCAGTAGACCAATAACCTAAATCAGAATGAGTGTTAACAGTTGCATATTCAGTATCATAAGTTTGAACGCTAACAGAAGGATCTTCAATATAATTATCAACAACAATAATTTCCGATGTTTGATAATGATTATTAGTTGTATCGGTAACTTGAACTAAGAAATGTGCTCCCTCATAATCATTTGAATACTCAGCAACAGGTACTGCTATAGGAGTTCCAGAAGCAGCAATATCTTTTGTTCTGGCCTCTATTAAAGCATGGTTCATTTGAATAGTACCAATACCAGAAGAGGTCTGTGCTATTGCAACGTAAATTGTATTAACAACACAAGTTGTACCGATACCAGCATTAGGAACAAAATCAAGTTTTAAGTCAGTTCCATCGATATAAGGATAATAAGTTCCATAACCAGCTCCCGAATAACCACCAGGAACAGTAAGTAATTCTCCATATTCTAAAATCTGAACATCCGATCCATCATGAAGAAGATTAATTTCATCAAACTGCCATTCACTACTATTGATATCACCAGTACCACTGGCATCAGGGGTAATCTCAACCAACACCTTCACAGAACGATATGTGCTTGCAATACCTACAATATTAGTTGTGGTGCCAGTAGGAACCTTAGTACTAGAAGATTGAATTATTGCAACATCACTTAAAGCAGTAGTTCCTATTCCTAAGAAATTATCATTTAAATTATAAGAAAGACATGTAATATCATAATCATTAACACTAAACTTATTAGGATACCATTGTAATTGTCCTAAATCACCACTAATGGCAAAATCAAAGGAACCTTGATCGTATTCAGTTTCAACTCTTCCATACTGGTTAATATATCCAAATGCCCCATCATGTAAAAGATCAACAATCATTAATTGTCGTTCTTGGGTATATCTTTGATCTACCACATAAGTAATATATTTTTGTGCTCTTATATCTGCTAACTTAAATGTATCTACGACACTATACTTGGTGGCCCGTGGATTACTATTGAAAGTCCCACTCATATCATCAATAGAAAGAACTCTGTTACCCACAGATTCCTGATAATCCATCAAAATTCTATTTGAGAATATTATTTCATCAGAAACAATAGTAGGAAGATTTAATGAATTCTCCGTAACCAAATCAAAGTCTTGAACACAGTTGAGATCACCATATCCTATTAAATCTGTTACAACTTCAAGAGAAGTTGTTTGAGTGGTTAATCCCACTCTCATTGAACTGTCTTTATTAGTTGTCTCCATCTGATAATCGGAGAACTTCTTAAATCCAGCAGTATGATTTATAGAACTTACTACATCATTCCATTTTTCCTCTGCAACTCTTGATCTTAATGCATAAGAGAAATTTTGATAGTAATAACTATCTTGAACTCTTTGCATATTATAGTTAAGAACACCTGAATCAGTTTCCCATCCATGCAATACCTTAGATGTTGCATCTAAATTCATAATAGAATTAAAGGATCTTATAGAAGTAGCAGTTCCTTGAGTATTAGATGAATCTCCACGAATGACTTCACCAACTTTAAAATCATCAGCAGATGATATTTTTAATATTTCATTATTAAGATCCCATTGTTCTACTGTACCAGAAGCAGAAGCAGATGTAACTGTTTCTCCTTCTAGGTATTCCTGAGTTGTTAAATTAATATCAAATACTGGGAAATATTTTTCTGGAATAATTCTACCAGAAGAATTAGCAACATCAAATGTACCAATATCTACACCCTCATCAATTAATGATGACATGCTATATGTTATAGTAGCACCTACACCACCAATATTCTTATCAAGTGAAGTGACTGTGAAAAGTGCATGATTATAATCCGCTGAATTAAAGTTCTTTCCAGTAGATCCTACACCAACACTAATACCCTCTATAAGGAATTTGTCATTTATTTCAAATGGGAATATATTTGCCGTACTAAATCCTACTGATAATTTAACAAACGCATCTCTAGTAACAGTATTAAATCCAACAGTACTAATACCAACACCATTACTATTTTCTACAGGAATAATAGTTGGAGGATATGCTCTACTCAATCCAGTTGGATTTCTGTAAATAGTAACTTGTTGATCTCCTAATTTATAACGAATATCAACATTAGAAACTTGTTTCTTACTTTTACCATCAAAAACAAGAAGTTTAGGAGGTGCTTGATATCCTCTTCCTTGGGATGTTATTCCAATAGATTCAAAAGCAGCAAGATGATCTATATCAACAATTTGAGGAAGTAATATACTAGGTTGTAAAGTAGTATCAGATGGGAAATTATATCCAATATTATTAATCTCAGTCCTCTTAATAGAACCCACAGAAGTACTAGAAGGTTCGATAACTGCGGTAGTTCCTACAACGGAAGTAACAGTAGAAATTCCAGGAATAGTATAGTAATTTGCTCCCTTATCAATTACATTAAACTTCTTAATTGGTCCTAATGCACTACTAGAAGTAGTGTCATATATTACAGTAGAAACAGTGGATGCATAAGAAGGTTGTTCAGGTAATTGAGCAATAGTATATGTAAAATCAGTTGTAGAAGAAGTTGTAATAACCTGTTCTCCATTATAAAGTGAATATTCAGTTATAATCTCATTTCCTGCATTAACATCTTCATCTACTACAATTTCTTTCTTAACATTAGGAAGATCACTTTCATAAGTATAATCCAATTTATAATACAGAGTGGGAGTATACTCATTAATACTTACATTAACCTTAGCACCCACAGCTCCTACTGTTCCTATTCTATCAATTGCAAAGTTAGGATCTGCGGGAGATTTATACCATAGATTAGTGAAATTCTTATCAGTATAGAAATTAAGTTCAAATGCAGGATAGGTTGTACCTTGGATTGTATAAGATAATGAAGAATCAGATACATCAAATGAAGCCGTTGAATCTTGATAGAATCTAAGTTGTGGATTTATGGAGTTAATATTTCCACTGGCTGTACTTGCAACTCCAACAATAGATGGTTTAGATAAAGTTGAATTATAATGGGTATCAGATAATTTAAAGTTATTCTCATCAGTTCTTACAATATAATATATTCCATTATTTTGTAATCCTTCTATAATAGAAGTATCCGCAGTATAAAGAACTTTTTGTCCTGTTACAAATCCATGATTGGTTATTGTAAATGTATCAGTAGAAGTATTAACACCGGTGGCAATAAATGATTTGGGATTAACTAATAATCTTCTACTATAATCATTATACTTTAAGGTAATATCAGTTGTAACTCCTGGATTTACATCAATGGTTACCTTATCATTATTTGTTAGACCGTGTGTAGACCCCCCAGAAACGGTTACAAGGTTCCTTGAAACTTCCGCAGTAATTGGATCATAATTAGTCTTAAGACTATGGTATACATCCGTTCCGAGACCTGTGAAGAAGAACGTACTTGAAGCGGTAGTAGCAATTCCTACCCAAGTGCCTGTGGTACCCATTCCAACGGTAACACTGGATAATCCTATTAAAGTATCGTTAATTTTAGCAACATAAAGAGTGTCACCATCAGACAATGTAGATATTCCACTAGGATAAGAAGCTTCCTGACGTAGAACTACTAATCCACTTCCACCATTAGGAGAATAAGTGATTTTATCATTACTTTGTAAATTATGACCAGGAATATAAAGAGTTTTTGTAGGTACAAAGATCTCAGTAATTCCAGTTCCTGGATTTGAAAGAGAAATAGTAGTTCCAATACCAACAGCAGCAGTTGTACCTAATCCAACTGTTTCAGATGGATTGAAATAAATCTGTCTATTCCTTCGAGCATTATAAGTGGTATTAAATCCAGCATTAATAGTTAAACGACGTTGATCTTGATATAAGAAAGAAGTAACAGTATGAGCTGCACCTATGGTACCATCAACTGCTCTTAAAACTCTAATCCTATCAAATTCTGGTTGTACATTAAGAACCTTTACTCTCTCAGAAGCAATCTTTAAAATATCATTAGGTTCAATAGCAGGATAAGAAAGATTACCACTCACATTGAAAAATGTTACAAATCCTGTTGTACCGGTAACTGCAATTCCTGTATTATCATAAGTTCCAATACCAGTTACAACAAATCTATTTGTAGAAACCCCTATATTATAAATTCCTCCAATATTAGAAGATGTTGTTGAAAGTCCACTAACAGTAACAGTATCAACATTCTTAAAATTATGAGGATTATCTGCTCTTAAAATATATTCTCCCCTAGTATTACCAGGATAAACCTGAACATTACTAATAGTACTAGATGCAACACTTATACTATTAACATCTTTACCACCAATAACAGAAACCTTTGCAACAGCTCCATATCCTTGAGTATCTGTATTATCAAAAACAGCTGAATCTCCTACTTGATAAAGGGTACCGCCTGTTAAGATTCCTACATTTTCAATAACCCCAGGAGTTACAGATTTAATATCAATAGTTTGAGATAACTTATCAGGAATATAACAATATTCATATTGGAGATCACCTTCTATTAAATTATAAGGTGCAGTATTCCTCACCCATGAAGAATTATCTAAATCGATACTATCTTGATTTGATGCATAACTAAAGTTGAAATCATGAGGAATAGAATGATAATTAGCCCCTATTAAGTATGGGAAAACAGGTCTCTTATATCCATTAAATACTCCACCTGAATCTGCGGATCCATTGTTAATAGTAGTAAAATAAGCATAGGTTCCTTTGGGGAATTCAGGAGTTATACAGAATCTTCCATTATTCTCATCCAGAACAGTTGGATCTTCGACATCTTTATAAACATAATCTTCAACAAAGAATCCTTGAGGATATAAGGAAGTAGGTGGTCTTTGATCAGGTGAATCAAGACTATAACCACTCTGCATTTGAGCAACTACTCCTCCCGACCTCTTGACATATCCATAAGGACCATATATTGGATTCCCATCATATGCCCATCCCAATATAGGAGAATGTTGATCGGATTCAACTTCTCTTCCACCTAGAATTTTTAAATCTTTATCTCCATATAACGTTACTCCTCCTTGATCGGTAGCATATACCGACTCTCTAAGTTTTCTAGGTGCATATAAAGCAGAATACTGCAATCCTCTATCCACATTAAATTCTTGGGGAATATATCCATCATCAGCAGTAAAGTTGGCAAAATGTCTTTCAAATAAATTAATCGTCCAAGTTTGAACATCAGGATCAAATTCAACGCCACTTCCAGGAAATTCTACGTTAATACTCGTAGTTGATTGAGAATATCCATTACCTCCATGAATTACATTAACAGCACTAATCTGGTCATTCACCATAACAGGAGTAATAACTGCACCTATTCCATCTCCATTAATAGTTAAAGTAGGAGGACAATTATATCTTTCCCCTGCTTTTAAAACTACTACTTCTGTAATAACTCCATTAGCTACAATGGGAGATAATTGAGCATCATCTCCTGATGATAATCGGACTAAAGGTTCTCTATTAAGATTAATAATCTCCGAATTTCCATATCCAACTCCACTACTCATTAAATGAACAGAAGTTATTTCTCCTCTGAATATGGGCTGAATATCACATTCAAATGTTTCTGTACCAGTAGATGCTATACCAACATTACCAATTACTTGTATAGAAATTTCTGGATAATTAAAAGTTTGTGTTCCTACACCAACAGAAGTAAAATCAATATACTGTTTTGACTTATAATAAAAATCTTTATTCGTTGTTCCTATACCCACAGATGATAGTTTAAAATTATCACTATCAATAGCAGTTACATAATATTCAGTACTTGCAGAAAGACCTCCGATTACACTATCAGTAGTCTCTACATAATTGATAACTTCTCCTGATTTATAATCATGATTACTAATATTAATTTGATTTAGAGCTGTATTAATACCTGCTGCACTTTTAACAGTTCTCTTTTTATTTTCATATCCAGAACCTGAATTAAGTACATTAATACCTTCTACAATGGTTTTCTTATTATAAGACTGAATATATTGCTTACCTATTCCATGAGAAGTCAAGGAAATGGTGTTAATCCCTATTAAAGCATCTCCTTCATTAGAATGTAATTTAACACTTGTTAATCCAACCAAAGAAACATAATAAGCAGAATCCGTAGTGATTCCGCCAATAGGTTGTTGATTATTAGTGTCATAAATGACTCTTTCCCCAGAACTAAACTTATGATAAGTACCAAATCCAATAGTATCTAAATTTAAGTTAACTTCGGGATAAACTTCTCCACCTTGAGAATTAAAAGAGACTGAATGAGTTGCTTCCTTCATATTGGCAGAAGCTAATGCACCAGATCCATTACCCCCCTCAATTGTTATAATAGGAGTTCCTTGATAATCAAATCCCCCATCTAAAATACGAATATCTTTTAAATTTCCAGAAACTGCCACATATCCCGTTGCACCTATTCCAGTATTATCACTAATATTCAACAAAGGTGGATTTATAATATCATAATCAATACCAGAATTTACAACATCAATTTTATTAATTTTTCCGTAATTAATAGAACTTCTAGACTTATAATTACAAATCTGAACCCCATTAATTAACATGCCTGTCAATCCGGGCGCAGTTTCAGTTATATTACCATCTTCATCGGGAGAAACGAATTCTCGCAACAAATTTTGAGATTCTAAAATTTTATGCTTAAAACTAGATGGTAAAATCTTGCAATTGGTTACATCAATACTATTATCCAGAGAAATGAATGTACCAGTACTAATATTTGTTCTATTTTGTGCTAATTTGATATTATTAGCATCTACACGATATACAAAATAAATTTTTTCATTTGGAGGGATTCTATCTTTAACTTCTTGCGATCCAACTAATCCTGTAACAATATATCCAATATCTCCAGCAAATAAAGAAGAATTAACCTTTACACCTGTTTTTTTCGTACCAGTAGAAGTGAAATATTCATAATTAACCTTCTCAGGTATATAATAAACTATTTCTCCTGTATAAAATCCATGATCACTAAATGGACTTATATTCCATTCTTCTCCAATATAAGTTCCTGTAAAAGTAACAGTTTGGGAGTAAACATCAAGAGGTTGATTATCGTATGAAGGAAGAGAAGGAGAAGCAACTAAAAGTTTACTATTATTTTTATAAACATTCTGAATATTAGCTGTATATAAAGAAGAAGAAGGAAAACTACTAGAATTAACCGTTAAAATATTACGTTTAATATCCCAAGTTGTATTAAGATTTAAATTTCCTTGTCCTCTAATGACAATAGACTTCGCAGAAGGAATATTAATAATACTAGTAATCTTTTGTGCATCGTTAGCATCAATAAGAGTTGCAGCATCCCCTATTCTGAAATAATGATTTACACTAAGAGTAATTTCATAAGTTAAATCAGAAGAATCTAATAATTTAACACTTTTTACCTTATAACTAGGAGCAACATTATAAAACCAGTTCTTAGATTTAAATTTAGTGTCTTCAACACCTAAAGTTCTTATTTTAGCAGTATCTCCTTTGGAATAATAATAAGTATTGTCTGTAATATCATATTTACCTAAAACGGCGTTAATTCTAACCCTAATTGGATCATTTGGATCACTAAAAGACTGACCATACGCAAAAGTGTTGATTCCAATTGATGTTGCATTAGCAATAGTACTTGTAATATTATCCAAACCAAAGAATTGGTTTAAAGATTTGGATTTATAAGAAGCAATGCCTGTTGTACCATCCTTATACTCAATATAAAGGTCTCCAGTCGCTCCAAAACCCACTGTGGAGTCAACAATAAGCGAAGTAACACCAGATCCCACTTCCCCTATAAGACGAGTCTTTGGTGAAACGTTAAATTCTCCATAAATTGCACCATCAACCCTAATATCTCTATTATATCCTGCATCAATACTTAATTTATAATAAGTTTGACCAAATCCAGCTTCAATGGGTTCTACTGATGTAATAGGAGCATAGGCTTTATTAATATCACTTTCAAAAGGTTCTTGAAATAAGGTAGAATGTTCAAGATCTAATGGATTACCACTAATTGATTCTACTACAAGATCATTTGTAACTCTATAATTAGCATTTGAAGGTGTAAAGAGAAAATCTCTTGGTCTCACAATTCTTACATCTTCATTATATAATGCTCTAAATAAAATTTTAAAAGAGTTATCACTACCTTTACTTAAATAAAAATCCTTTGCTTGTTTAATAAAAATATTCTGATCTAAATCAGAATGAAGCTGTCTATCATCAAATCCAGGAGTAAATTGACGTTTTGTTTTTAATAAGAATTGGTGTAAAAATAAAACACTTAAATTGGTAATCGTAGCACCGGCGTTATGAGAACGTCGAGAGGTATCTTTAAAAACTAATTGATCAGACGCTGCATCTTTGTGATAAGATGTGACTCCACTAAAACCTCTTATACATCCACTAAAAGAAGAATCTGTTTTACTTGTATATGTAATAACCTCATCATCTATCTGTATTAAACCATAAGTATCAGGAAATCCTCTGGTTCCTGTGGGAGATTTTTCTAAATCAACATTTATCGTCCTACCGTATGAAGTAAGACCATCATCTAAAATAACAGAAGTTTGAAGATTTGTCTGTTCCTGAACCTTAATATATTGATCAATATTTTGCAGTAGATCCAAAGGACCACTTTGATATTCTTGACCCTGATAATAAGATTTAAAGAACTCAGCAACTAAAGGAAAGTCCTCCTGCACATAAGCAGGAAGCTGATTCTGAACTATGTTACTAAACTTAACTCTATTTTCTGGCATTTTATGATCTTACTAATGTCCCGTTTTGATAACTTGATGTTACTGTATATGAGGATGCAGCGGGATCAAGTCCTGATGCAATATCATCAACAACCATTTCAAAATTACTACTACTAATATCTAGTTGCAAATAAAGATCCTGTAATCCGATAACATCATTGGATTTAGGACATGCAGATATTTCAACAATACTTTGACCATCTTTTAATTTACCAGAAAGAATGTTAACTGGATTCAAGGTTACAATTCCACTCTTATAATTAATAGTTCCCACATTTCTTCTAACAATAGTAGGACTAGTAGAATTTATAGTAGGAACGGTAAAGAAGAAAAGAGATCCGTTTTCTCCATTGGTATTGGGTAAATCAGAAAGGTAAATTTCTGTTGAAATACCCTGAATTCTAAAAGCCGTGGATTTTATATTATATCCACTCATACTTTTAATATGAAACTCATTACCAAATCCAATTGAGTACTCTGCAAGGGAATTTAAAGCACATCTCATATTACGACGCATTTGAACTGTCGTAATATTAGAAGTAACTGCCTGATCACTCTCATCAATTACTTTTAAGAATTTACTATACTTAAATCGAGCACCATATCTATTTAATTCAGTAGAATCTGCATAGGAAGTAGCATTTTCTTGTACTAACGTAGAAACATACTCTCCTGAAGGTGCAAGATTGCTGTTATAATAGATTTTTGAGTCTACTTCCAGATAAAGATACTTTAAATCAAGTATTTCTGGAACAATTCCTGCTACTGCATACTTTTTAAGCTTAGTTTTAATGCTTTCCTTCATCAAATTAGGTAAAAAATCACCTGTTCGAGGTTTTATGCTGATAAAAACCTTTCCATATTGAGGTGGAACCAATTCTTCCCCTCCAAATACTGAAATTGACTCTGTTTCAGGATAAATTTTTGCAGGAATTAGCGTTTCATAGTCATTTGAACTTACTGCACGGTTTTGAGAAGCATAAACACGAGGTGCAAACTTTTTAACAGAGTCTACAGTCTCAATATTCTCACCACCAGACGATTGTGAGAGAGTAGTAATCAAAGAAATCCCAGAAGTGACAGAATAACTTAAAGAATTTCTAATATAACTCAATTGTCCAGCAAAAGTGAAGGAATTAATACCATTTGCAGCATCTCCACTAGAAATAATGTAATCTACAGTGATATAATTCCCTTCTTCTATCTTTTTACCGAAAATATTATCCCCAAAAAAGATTTCATACTGTTCATCTTGAATTTCTTGTAAAAAATAGACCTTTGAATCGCCCGTAATGTTAAAAAGATCATTTTTGGAACTATATTTTGTTCCTCCCGTAGAAGAAGAGTTACTTTTTACTGTTACAACCATTAAATCAGTGTCAATTCCGGCATTAGGTAAGATAAATTCCTGATTTGGATTTAATGAACTATATGTAAAGGCAGTATTTAAGAGTGTTCCTTCATAAACCGTAATATTATCAAAATTTGCAAAAGAATTTCCACTTGCATCTGTAACAATAGGTACAGTAATGTCTTCTAAAATAGAAAATATATAAGCACTATTCCCAAAGGTTCCCGCAGTCGCTGCCACAGGACCTTTACTGAGGGTCAGAGTGGCGGGAGCAGGTGTTACACTAGTTACATCAATAAAGAAACTAATAGTTGCTGTGGACGCTTTACGAGACCTTGGAAGGTATCCTATATTTCTTGCCAAAGAAACTACATTTTCTCTTAAAGTAGCACTATCAATGAATACTTCATTGGTCACCATATTTGCATTATATGATGAAATGTAAGTATTATATGCCATTAAATCAATTAAGGTCGATAAATTAGACCCCTCAAAGTCATAACCAGTAAAATTAGAATTTGATCTAACATAATCGGTTAAAGATGTCTTAATTTGATCAAAATTAAGATTAGAGAAATTAACTAATGGCATTTATCTAGTTGGCTGCAAGGCGAATGATAGTTGTTGTGCAGGAGCATCGACTCCTATAATTTCATATACAATAACAGTATCAAATTCACCTGTCTCAAAATTAGGTGTTACTGTCAGTTTAACTAAACTAACCCTTGGTTCATAATTTACAATAGAGGTTGTTATTTCATCTTCAATTTGAGAAGCAGTTAATACATCTAAATTTTCAAAAAGTAACTTTGAAACATTTGATCCAAAATTTTCATTAAAGAATTTCTCACCAGGTAATGTAAGTACAATATTTCTGATAGAACGAGCAATTGCATTCTCATTTTTAATGACAATAAGATCGTTATTAAGCGGATTTTGCTTAAATGTCATACTTATGTCCTTAAAACCTTGACTAACTCTTTCTACAGGCATTTATTACAATAGTATAAAGTTATTATATTTTATTTATTAAGGATTGTTAGGTAATAATCATAGTATGGTCGTCATAATCTAGTCCATCGTCTTCATAAAGGTCATTTTGCACCAATGTATCTCTTTTTTTAGGTATTATTCTATCATTTGAAATTTCACGAAGCATCTTTTGGTGTTGGTGGTTCGCTAAATTGTCTAAAAAATCATTAGATTCAGTCATTTTACTACCTTAGTATTAAAAAAAGACCCTTTCGGGTCTTATTATTTATTTTCCTTGTCCTCGGTACTTTTTCTTTGCTTTGTTTCGAGAGGAAGCCGCAAACTTGGTATGTTTACCGCATCCTTGTCGAGTTTTCTTCGGGGTTGATTCTATAAATTCAGAAGTACCCCATGCACCCTGCTTAGTTTTTACTGCCATAATTTAATCGAGAAACGCTATTTTTAAATGATTCGAGTTTTTTCGTGACCCACTCTTATACGAGGATCGCACCATATATCCCATCCCTTCTCGATTGCATCGAGGCAGAATGAAACGTCTTCCCCACACATATCCTGAACTGCGCCAGATTCAAACTGTTGCATCTTAGGAGCAAACCAAGGATATTCAAGATCTTCAAATACTCCTTTCTTAATAAGAACCCAACCAAAACCAGTATAATCAACTGTGAAAGGTTTCTTTCTTTTCGAGATGCTTTCGACGGTTTCGTGATTCATAACACCACCGTTCTTGCGGAATTCATCTTCCTCTAACCAATGAGCAACAGAGGTAGTGCTCCCATCCTCAGTGGCATACCAACCAGCAGTAATAGAACGTTGGTTAAGAAGTTCTTCGTTCCAACTTACAATATTCCCTGTCTCATCGGTTGTTGCTGCTTCTGCTGGAACTGAGACATCACATAACTGCCAGAATTTGTTTGTGTCAAAGACTATATCCGAGTCAATCCATAATTGATAATCATACTTTAACTTTCCGTCCCAAGGAATCTGATCAGGTCCTCTGAGAACATTTGCTCCAAGACACTTACATCTTGCAAAGTTAACCATTGAAGAGTAGTCCTGAGATATCTGGATAGACATACCATTCTGAACCATGTCAAAGCATAACTGCACAAAGTTTTTCAGAAAGATGTATGAGCATCCACGACCTGGAAGACAGAATACAATAGTCTTCCCTTTCATTCTTTTTTTAATTGCCTCTATATCCCATTCATCCTTCTTCTTAGGTTTGGGAGCATTGGCTTTAACAGTAAATCCTTTTGCCATAATAGTTTAATACCTTCACTTCAATTATAGAGTAATTATATCTATATGTCAATAACTATCACCGCCCTCTGGTTCTTTCCAAGTAACCGAACCTCCTGATCCTCCTATACCTGCTGATACCTTCTCAAATGTTATATCTTTCTCAGCATAATCTGTCCTCATCAACCCAACCAGTGCTTTCAATTGAGTAAATGTTTCCTTAAATTCTGATTCATTTAAACTGTGATATACGCATTCACCTTTAATGTATATGTGATAAACTTCTTGGTCGCCCGTTATATTAGCGGTATATCCTGACATATTTTCTGGGGGAATTTTTTTTATATAGCAAACCTAAGAAGGTCAAAAAATTTTTTCGTGATTTTTTTATATACAACTCGCACGTACCCACTTTTGTAGGTTAGGGACTTTCACTTTTTTTAAACGGGGGCAACGCGACGCGCCACGCTAACAACGAAGGGGCGCAAATCACTGTCATATAACTGTCACTAACTCATCATAACATATAAGGTATTAAGTGTCAACAACTGTGTAAACACTAAGTAACAATTAGTGAGTGCATATTATAAAGGGCAGAGTGTTAGTAACTCCGCCCTTATTTGTCCTTTAATTGTTGTTACTTATAGTGGGGTAGATTGCACCTCATAAAGATCATCTAATACAGCAAGGATTTCATTACCATTTGATGCACTATCTAGAAGAAATTGTGCGAAGTTAGGTGATACAAACTGTGCGCTACTGTTTGACATTTTAAGTGTCCTAATTAGGGTTGACATTGTGATACTTTACTCAGGCATAATTGCAAGAGTACTGTATACTATAAGGACACTTTATCCGACCCCCACGTTATTACCAACTGACGGGATTTGACAGATCTTCAGTAATACTTTCTACGGACTCATTTGGTTCCAATTGTAATACTTTACGCCAGTCAATTTGCCTTGGATTAAAATCATCTTCTACTGTAATATCCAACGTTATTCTATACCTTTGCTCTGTACGGTTGTAGTAAGAAACTGTCATCGGATTAAAGGGGATGAGTGTTAATAATTCATTCTAACATACAGTATAATAACTGTCAATATGTGTCAGTTATTTATGTGTCTTATGTAACAATAATCGAACCTAAACTATCGGTTCTAGTTTATACTGAACTGGTTTGGTATTAGTGCTACAAAATGTTAACGAGGGTATTGTATATAACGCTCGCTCGTGTTATACTACGCTCGCTAAGATACTGACGCTGAGTGACATTTAAATGACTTAATTACCTTCCTATTTCTAACACTTTTATTCCACATATTAACACCCCTTTATACACACTTATTCCACATATTACAAGGGGTTTTATACAACATTGTGGAAAAGGTTTAAATCGCTCATGTATATTTAATTTGCTATTTATTAGGGTTAAATATACTTAATTTAAGGGTTTTCCACAGATTCCACATACAAATTGTGGAAAACTATGTATTACTTAGTAGAAGGATTAACACTCTTCCAATGATAATAAAGAACAAGAAATCAGTGATCCTTTTTGTTAGTTTTGTCATTCAAATTACCTTCTGATTGTTGATTAATTAGGTCATGATATTTGTCATTATAGTATTCTCTTTCTGCATCATTTATCCATGGATTATGTCTATGAATACTACAATAATCTAACCACTGTTTATTACTCCAATCTCGTTTTACATCCTTTATATAATCATTTAATGACATACGATTGCGCCTACTATGTTACTCTGAGTCTTGGTAAATATCCTCTTCTAATTGTTCTAAATCAATTGGAAATTCTTTCAGTTTACAATCAACTAATGCCTTCATCATTATATAAAATTGTTCACCAGATACTTGATTTTCATCACAAAAATGTTCACTTGTATCTTCAATTAGTTCCAACAAACTAACAGCGTTTTGTTGTAATCTTTGGATTTCGTTGTTGTTGAGCATGACGTAATTCAGTGATAGTTGGATAATTAATTGGGTTAAACTTTCCATAACGAAAGTTATAATCTATAAGAATATGTTCATATAGATCTTTATACTTTGGATGAGAATAATCGTTCATAAGTTATTAAGTTTGAATAGGGTTTTTAACGGAATTGATGTACTACCAACACCTACATTTTGCGATGGATTCTTAATAGAATAGAAGATAGAATCACTTGGTTTGTTGTTACTTTGTTTAGTCATGATGTTTACTAATAGTTATGTAAAGTACGGTACGGTTTATAACAATATTGTCTTTGTCTTTCTTCTTCTTGTTTATACTTTTCTACCAAAGATGTGTATTCCTTAGTATTAAGTATAGGTGGTAATTCAGGTTTGTTCATAGGTAAGAAGTGAGTGAATGTAGAGTGTTATGTGTAAATGAACAATGTGTAATCTCTTGCTGAAAAGTATTACTTACCTTATCAATTAGACTACTGTAATTATTACAATACCACAAACCGATTGCATCCTTTATGTTACAATCAGTGATGAGAATCATTCGTTGCTTCATTGTTAATGACTCCATGTGAATTGTGGGTTTTCAAGTATAATATCTCTTACTCTTTCTCTATCTAAACTATCACCTTCTCCCCAAGAATAATGAACATATTCTAAATCACCTTTTAATATTCTATCTTCATATACATTAAAGGCATCAAATATGTCTTTCTTTGTTAAACCTTTAATAGGGTAAAGATCACTATCTGGTGCATAAAATGACCAAACATAATCTATAAATTCATGTAAAGAATTAAACATGATTAGCACCTCCAAAATAGTAATCTTCGTTATAAAGATATGAGACTGAATTGTCATCATAACCTAAAAACATTTCATCAAATAGTTTGCTTCCAAATTGTTCATAACTCTTGCAAACTTCGTTATATTCAGTTGTAGTTAAGATCCGCATGAGTTTGTAATAATAAAGGACAGAAAAATAGGGAAACTAATTGTTAGTCTCCCTGACAATGTTATGCAGTAATGAGTGAATCAGCATCTAACAAAATCATACCATCTCTGAAAAGTGTGGTCTGGTCATTATAATTAACGAACCAATCCCAGTTTTTCTGAAATACTTTACAACCATATTTTACCTCTTCCAGTATAGCATTTAAACGTGACTTCGTAGTGTTTGTAGTGTATCCACAGGAGTCAATTTTAACTGCTCTGGTTTCATGGCAAAAGGTTGCAATGTGATGACCATGTAGAAAGATTTGACTGCAATTTGTGTTTGAGTTGTAAGAAACCGAAGTGTTAGAACCTGCCCAGTTGCCTTTGTTGCTAACTGCGAAGTTCATTTGTCTTTCGATTTTTCTCATAAATGCTTTGTGTATCCTACACTATAAGGACACTTTAAACGACCCCCCTTAATTGTTATTATATCCCTTCAATAATTCTTTATAGTATCTCTCGAACAAACTGCACAGAGTTAGTTATATAATCTCACAATTTGACTTCTATTGTTTATAACAAAGCATTACAAAAAAAATCGCTTTCGCATCTCGTTCTGTAAGACTTACTGAGTATATGTTATACTATGAAAGACGAAATATACATTCAATGTTATTACATTCCTCCGTTAATTACTAGGTTAATAATAAGAATTATTGTCACACCTTGTATAAACCACAGAGTGAATTTCATATAATAAAATATGTTGCGTCTTCATCATTTAACTTATCTGATGCTTGCACCATTTCAATATTACCACCTATTCCGTTATAATCAATCTCTTTAAATTCTGAGTCTTCAATATCATATACTACCGCATTATATGATAATTGATTCTCATTTAACTGCTTTAATCTTTCAAGTAATTCTTTATATGTCATGGGGAAATTGAGATCTCTTGTTATTAATTATATCATAAAAATAGAGAGACTGCAAATAGTCTCTCTATCATAATATGGAATTTAATTCTATCTCTTTGTATATTGGTTCTTTATAATCAATAGGTTTAATCTTCCTTCTAATTGTATTCCAAAACTCATTCTCACTATCATCTATAATGTCTAATTGCTCTAAACAAATTAGATTATTCAGTGCATGATATTCAGTGTTGTTTAACATTTTTCCTCCGTTAATTTGAGATAGATGAATACACATAGGGCAAATAGATTGTAACCCCAAAATAATAACATAACCATTATACTTCCTCTCCTAATTTGTTAAACTCTTTATCAAGAATAGGAACATATAATATGCCACTATCTGTTAATCTATCTCGCATACATTGAAACCATTGATTATTAACATCATGTTGATCTGATGTTAAATCAGTAAAGTAACTTTGTGACCATTGTTGATAAGTTGCCATAGTTAATCCTCAATTAGTTTCTAATAGATTTGTTTGCCTTATCGTCAGTTGATTCTAATAACTTACCTACCTTATATTCATATCCTTCGCAATACTCAACCTCCTCATAATGTTTGCAATGTTCAAAATCAGATGCGATTCTTTTCGCTTCTGTTTTATTATTTGCACCAACTGTTACTGAATAATATACAATTTTCTTTGCCTCAAATGTGTAACTGTTTAATAGTTCAGTCATTAGGATTGTCCTCCTTGATTAATAGTTTTGGATCTGGTAAAAGTGCAATTTCAACTAACTCCTCATATAATCCTTCATCTTCATCATAATAATTAATTGTCTCTTTTAACTCACTATCTGTTAATTTACTGTAATCTTCTGTGAGCAAATCTGTTATCCATGCCACCATAGTTTTGGTGTCTAGATTATCAACTTGCAACTCAACAAATGATTCAATTAGTTCATCTTTTTGTTGTGAAGTTAGGTTTTTCATTAATACTCCTCCTGTGGAATGAATGGTAGAAATTTATCATAATTGAAGGTATATCCGCTAATCTTATTATTACCATTATTATTCAAATATGCTTGCATTTCTTCACATAAATGAACAGGATTTAGATCACTGTCATTATCAACATTAATCCGAACTGTGAAAGTTGCTTGTGTCATGATAATACCTCTTGATGTGTTAAACTACCTGCATATTGTGTTTTATTAAGTATGCAGAACTTGTGAATATTAAAGAGTTTATCATAATCTACATCTGACCAATCATCCCACTCAGAAACATAATCAGAGCAGTCAAAATCACCAGTTCCATCTACATTTAGTGGGCAAGATTGAAACTCATAGTTATCATCTACCCAAAAGATTCTACCGAATGTTTCTGATTTATACATTAGAATAGTCCTCCTGATTGATAAATTGTGCTGGCATATATTCGGATGTAACTGAATACTTACAATCCTTAATATATTCCCTTACTTGATAATAAAACTCTTGACGAGATATTATCATTTTCTTTTGAGTATCACCTTTAAATGATAATACTTTGAGCATACGATTGGAGATCAATTTGTTATCCCAAGTTTTAACAGGATAGAAATCAACAACCATATTACCGTCCCTTGATGTAATTTCCATGATGTAATCTCCATAATAAAGTGAATAAAAAAGGAATACGATTACTCGTATTCCCAGAAAGCAGGTTCGCAAACTTTATCAGTTAGAGAACAGTAATCATCGTTGTTAACATTCTCTGGAAGACCCATATCGTTGAAGTATCTTATTATTTCAACGAGTGCAGTTTCTTCTGCTTCGGTGATACGAATGTTGCGAAATGTTGTTGAATCAGACATAATTAGAAAAAAAATAAATGAGGTTTGTGTTAATTATTGGCAAAGATCTTCAAATCTTTGTTGTGCTAATACTTCGGCAGAAAATTGTAACTCTTCCTCATTAAATTGTAGAGGATTGTTGTTAGTTACTTCTGCCAATGCCTCTTCAAATAAATCTTCTAATAGTGTTTCATTTGCGAGAGTTGACATAAATTTGAAATTGAAATTGAACTGAGGAAGTAAACAATCATCCTAACTCGTTTACCGAGTCTAATTAGATTGTTCCCCCTCACTATAGGGACACTTGGATCGGGGCGCCCCCCGGGTTGGGTGGGCTGGGGGATCGGGTGTTGGTTGGTTACGGTTTCGTGGCACGA